CATATACGGCAATACTGGCCCAGCAAGAACTATCGTAATCACAAGCCCAGGTTCAGGGTTCACCTCGACACCATCTATCTCAATTCTAGCCAATACTCGTATCAGAGAACTTGGTGTGCTTGGTCGTATGCAGATCAATAATGGTGGTCTTGGTTATCAGATCGGCGATACAATCGATATCATAAACATACCTGGTGGTTATGGTGTAGGTGCAACAGCTAATGTGACAAACGTGGCTGCTAATGGTATGATTACTAGAGTTTATTTCAAAGAGGTGCCAGGGCATATCATAGGTGGTGCTGGTTACTCTGAACTTTTTCTACCGACCACAAATGTTATCTCAGCCAACGCTTCTGCATATGGTGCTAATATCTCGGTAACCAATATCTTGGGTGTTGGTGGTTCATTCATCACTGCAAATACAACCCTCGGTGCTATCGAACGTCTTATCATTTTTGATAGAGGTTCTGGTTACTTGACAGCGCCTACTTTGAACCTCACACAGATTGGTGACGGAACTGCTCAGGCCAGTGCAACGATTATCGAAGGTGTGTACTCATATCCAGGTAGATATCTGAACGATGACGGTATGTTAAGTACCTACAACTTCTTGCAGGATCGTGACTACTACCAGAACTTCTCATATGTTATCAAGCTAAAGGCCTCTATCGAAAGCTACAGACAGGCTCTCAAAGCTCTAATTCACCCTGCTGGTATGAAGCTATTTGGTGAGTACATCTATGACAATAATAACGAGAGCTATAATACCGTAGCAAATGTTGAAGATGTAATCAGATCAACTATTAAATCTAAGACTTATGTAAAAACTGGTAACACTATCAACATTGCTTACACTTCACACGGATTATCTGCTAACTCTAATGTGAGTCTTGAATTTATCAGTGGTGGGTCGAAGAATGTTAAGAATGGTATCTATCGGGTAACCTCAACAAATACCAATCACTTCATTGTTGTACAACCAAGAAGCGGTATTTCTAACATTTCTATTGCGAACACTGGTGCGCTATATAATTCAAATAGCTTTATCGTATTCTCTAGTGAAAATGGTAAGACTGCTAACGCATCATATACCAAAAATACACAAGGCTCTATCGTATCGGTTAAACTTCTTGATTACGGTGCATACTACAGCACAACACCAACAGCTACGGCCAACGGATCAAACTCTGTGCCGGCAACTTTTGTCGTTACACTGAATCATTACGCAAACAACACTTCAGGTACGGTTAATGTTGCAATATTATTCAGCTAACCAAAAGAGTATAAATATTAAGAATCAGAGGATTAAATGAGTTCAGCAACATTCATCAAGATGCGTGTCCATAACGCAGAACAGTTCAGAGAAGCACCCTCTAGAACTATAGGCAATACCAGTCTCTATCTGACATTTGGTAAAGTTGATGCTTGGGCAAATGACCTTAATCCTGATATTGCTAACACCTCTGTAGCAACTGAAAACGGAATCTGGTACAATATGATTGGTGCCAAGAAGCTGTTCGCCAGCGACCTTGCACACGTTGTACCCAGATATAACTGGGCAGCCAATACAAAGTTTGTGGCCTATGATGGGCAAAATCCTAACCTCTATAGCGCAAATGTCAACTTCTACATTGTGACCGGTGACTATAATGTGTACAAGTGCATTGCAAATGCAAATAGTTCAAACTCAACCGTAGAACCTACTGGTGTTAATCCTATTTCATTAAACCAGACTGCTGACGGTTATATATGGAAATATATGTACACCATCGCAGATTCTGACCAAATCAGATTCACCAATTCACAATATATGCCTGTTCGTAAGATATCTTCTGACGATGGTTCTCTGCAATGGCAGGTTCAAGACCAGGTTGTTGCTGGTGAAATCAATAGTATTGTGCTGACAAATGGCGGTGTCGGCTATTCTAATACCTCTAACATCGTTGTTACTGTATCTGGTGATGGTACTTCGGCCGTTGCTACAGCCTCGGTTAATACAACTACAAATTCAATTTCTAGCATAGCCGTTTCTGACTATGGTTACGGATACACTTATGCAACCGTTTCTATTACTGGCGGCGGTGGTTCTGGTGCTAATGCAAGACCTATCATCTCACCTCCAGGCGGGCACGGAAGCAATCCACTATATGAACTGGGTGGCGCATATGTGATGGTCAATGCTCTTCTAAAGAATACCGAAGAAGATACGTTCCCAGTAACCAACGATTTCAGACAGATCGCTCTAATTAAAGACCCTTTGAAACCAGATGGTAACGTATCATCTAACCTCAAAGCTGTTCAGGCCTACACCATTACAACAATTGGAACTGGTGATTATTTACAAGACGAAATTGTTTATCAGGGCGGCGCCTATGCTACATCATCATTTAACGGTAAAATTGTTTCATGGGATTCGACAAACGGTGTGGTAATCATAATAAATACAACAGGAACACCAACCTCACAGTCACTTGTCGGTGTAAACAGTTCGACAAGTAGATTCGTAACAAGTATCAATGACCCAGATTTAATGAAACAGACAGGGCAGATACTTTATGTGGACAATATTTTACCGATTACGAGAGCGGTCGATCAGACCGAAGATTTCAAGATCGTCATCAAGTTTTAAAGAGAGCAATAACAAATGACTTTTGATGCAAATACGAGTACTCTAAGAACAGACTTCAACGTAACACCATATTATGATGACTTCGATAAGACGAAGGGCTTTCACCGTATTCTATTCCGCCCTGGTTACGCTGTTCAGGCCAGAGAACTCACTCAAATCCAGTCGATGCTCCAGAACCAAATCAATAATTTTGGTAAGCACGTTTTCCGTGAAGGCAGCATTGTTCTCCCTGGCGCATTTACTCTTGAGTGTGCTACGACAGGTAATCCAATTTTTTATGTCAAGGTCAAAGACACTGATTCTGGTAATAACGAAGTTACGCTTTCAACTTTTGAAGGCAAAACAGTCACAGGTAATACATCAGGTGTTTCAGCTTATATTGAGATTGTAGAAGACGGTGTAGAAACCACATCTGATCCTAAAACATTGATGATTAACTATCTCAATGTATCTAATGCAAACTCAAATGTTAAAACATTCCAGGCTGGTGAAACGCTTTACTCAGCAAATGCTGGTACGCTAATCGTTCTCAATACTGATCCAACAGGTAAAGGTTCTATCTTCTCTATTGAAGACGGTGTGTTTTTTGCTAAAGAACACTTTATCACATTCAAGGCTCAAAAGACGATTCTCAGCAAGTATGATGACACACCTACCTGTAAGGTAGGTTTCCTTATTGGCGAAAACATTCTTCGCAGTTCTGATGATGCGTCTCTGCTAGACCCTGCACAAGAGGCCTCTAACTATTCTGCACCTGGTGCTGACCGTTTCGAACTTGATCCAGTTCTGACTGTTGTTGATATTGCTGATGATATTGGCCCGCCAGACTTTACCACACTTTTCACAATCAAAGATGGTGTCATTCAGACAATCTATGATCGTTCACAGTATAATATCCTTCGCACGGAAATTGCGAAGAGAACATACGACGAGTCTGGTGACTACTTCGTAAACGGTATGAATATTCGTATCCGCGAGCATCTTGATACTGCAAACAATGGCGGGCTTCTAGCCAATACAGATGGTGGTAATACCCACTTGCTTTCTGTTGGTGTTGAACCAGGTCTCGCATATGTCAAGGGTTTTGAAGTTGGCGCACTCACAACCAAGTTACTCGAAGTTGATAAGTCAGAAGACTTTAACTATGTGAACTCACAGCTTTCTTCTGCTTCCATGGGTTCGTATGTTACTGTCAAAGAATTTGTTGGTTCACCAACTCTCGACCAAGGTTTGACGATCTCACTCTACGATAAAGCTCAGGCCAGACTTTCTAACACACTCTTTTCAACAGGCGCTCAGACTGGCAATCTTATTGGTTCGGCAATCATAAAGACTATTGAGTATAACTCTGGTACAATGGGCACACCAACAGGTAAGTTTGATCTTTATATGATCGATGTCAAGATGCTCGGTTCAAACTCATTCTCTAATGTTAAGAGCGTGTACTACAATGATGCCAGCTTGGCCGACTTTGGTGCTGACATTGTTCTAAACGCATCTAACAATGCCGTTCTACTAGAAAACTCTCTCAGCCCGCTGCTATATCTTGTTGGTTCTAAGAATGTTCGAAAGATTAAAGATAGTGGAGGCACATCAGCCGATACTACCTTCACATTCAAGAAGACTTCGAGTGGCCTGTCTATCGCTACAGCCGGCACACTCTCAGTTCCTTATGTAACCACAAGCGAGGTTACACCTTACGGAACTGCTACACTTTCAGCATCACAGAAGCGTGAGATAACACTATCTCTTGATGCAAGCATTAACGTCCGTGTTGGCGGCATTGCAACAAACGTAGGTAAAACTCTGGTAGGTACAGGTACAGCATTCGATAGCGTTTTGAATGTTGGTGATAAGCTAGAAATATCTGGTGTTGCTGGCACATACTTCATCGAAAGCATTGCAAGCAACACATCTCTTAACTTGACAACCTTTGCAGCTGGTACCGTTTCTGCTGCAACTCTGTTCAAGGCCTACAAGACTGGTGATATCATCGACCTTACGAACAAAGGTAATACTGGCGTCACTCGTACTGTAACCTCTATACCTACAGCACTCTCAATTGACCTGAAAGAAACTTTCTCGACTACTGTGGCTGCTACAGTTACCTCAAGAGTATCAAGAACATCTGCTAGCCAGGTTGATAAGACACTTAGAAAATCTCGCTATGTAATCATTAGCTGCGCGGCGGCTGGTACGACTGGCCCATTCAGACTTGGTTTCTCTGACGTTTATAAGGTCAATAACATCGTAAAGAAGACTGGTTCTGCACCATCCTCTCTAACTGACGGCACCAACGTAACCTCTTCTTTCAGAATTGATAATGGGCAAAGAGATGCTCATTACGATATTGCTACAATCACACCAAACATCACTCTTGGTGCTACAGATTACTTGCTAGTAAATCTAGACTACTTCTTCCCAGATTTCTCATCTGGTGCTGGTTACTTCTCTGTAGACTCTTATCCAACAGAGATCAAGAACCCAAGCTCATTTGATATTAGAACTGAAAACATTCCAATTTATAAGTCACCTAGCTCTGGGCAAGAGTATGACCTAAGAAACTATCTCGACTTCAGACCCGTAAAGAGTATCACTGCGACCGACACAACAAGTGTTGGTAGTGCATCTACAAACCCAGCAGCTTCTACAACCTTCTACTATTCTGGTAGCGGTCTAAGAATTCCTGCTTCTGGTAGCACACTCACATATGATTACTCATACTATCTTGGCCGCAGAGACCTTGTTATTGTAGACCAAGATGGTAACTTCTCTACAATCAGAGGTATACCTGGTGTTATTCCTATGACACCAAAATCATCAGACAATGCAATGTCATTGGCTATGTTGAATATCTCACCATATCCTTCTATCTCTCAGTACTATGGGCAGTCAATCGGCAGAAAAGACTTGTCTTCATGGTTCAAAAAGATTGCACCGATTCGCCAGACAATGCGCGATATCGGCGTACTCAAGGACCGTATCGTAAACCTTGAGTACTATACAACCCTATCATTGCTTGAGAAGGCTGCTATCGAGTACAAGGCCCTTGACGCCAATGGGCTTGACCGTTTTAAGAACGGTGTATTCGTTGAGACATTCAATAGCCATATCCTTGGTGCAACATACAATCCAGACTATAAGATTGTTATTGATCCAAAAGAAAATTCTATGCGCCCAACATATACCATGGAATCTTTTGGCTATGATTATATCTCAGGAACTAATGTTGCACGAAGCAATGATATCATCACTCTAGCATACTCTGAAGTGGCCTTTGCCAATCAAGGGCGAGTTACAACAACCAGAAACACCGAAAGAACAACATATCGTTTTATCGGCAATCTCGCACTTACGCCCGACACTGATGTGTGGGTAGATACTCAATTTGCCGCCGACGCAGCCTTTACTTTTGGTCCAACAGATGAAGAAGTTACCGAGCTACAAGGTGGGTTGGTCACAGAGTGGGATGCTTGGAAAACCAAGATCACAGGTTATGCTGTCTATAAGGGTACAGTTTCTGGTACTTCTGGTGGTGAAAGCAAGAATGCAAATTATGTTGGTACATACTCAACTAAAGAAGAAGCTGACGCGAAAGCCAGAGGGTTTACCAACTCAACTAACGTAACAATTGAAACTATCTACAATACTGCTCGCACAGGCATTGATAACTTCTTGATTGTCGATAGTGATACGAAAGTTCTTGGTGATAAGGTTGTTGACGTAAGTATTGTTCCTTATATCAGACCACAGACCATTAAGATTGTTGGGCGTGGGTTGAAACCTTATGCTAGAATGTACACATATTTCGATGAGACCGATCTGAGCGGATATGTCACACCTATCACTAAGGCTGAGTTCGATACAGTTCTATTGACAAAAACGGCCGCCGTAGAAGGTAGTGCAATGAAGGCTGATGCCGATGGCGTTATCTATCTACTTCTCAGATTGCCTTCTGAAAAGAAATTTACTACAGGCACTAAGAGACTTATCATCACTGATAGCCCAACAAACAGCCCTGATGATGCAACAACAATTGGCGTTGGTTACTTCACAGCACAGGGTCTAATTCAGACCAAGCAAGACACAATCTTGACTATTCGTCAAGTTATTCCTCAACAGAAAGAAGTTGCTGAAGGATATAATACCTCACAGTTTGCTAACGTGCCACAGATTGTTCCTGGTGGTGGTTGCTTTGATCCAGATGCTCTCGTCACAATGGCTGATGGTTCTAAGAAGAGAATTGTTGAAGTTAAGGTTGGTGATAAGGTTCTCAGCGGTTACGGTATGATTAACACCGTTATCGACATTCATACACCACTCATCGAAACACGCAAGATGTGTGCATTCAATGATAGCTGGGCCTTCGTATCTGACGAGCATCCAATTCTTACAAACAAGGGTTGGGCAACCTTCAATGCCGAAAGCATTCACATGGAGTTTGAGTTCATCGGCAAGGTAGGCCAGATTGAACTTGGTGACCAGGTAAAGATGGCTGACGGTTCATGGCAGGTTGTCGAATCTATCAGAAGATATGACAGACCACAAAACTTCATGGTTTATAACCTGATGCTTGATGGTGACCATACCTATATCGTTGAAGATGTGGTTGTTCACAATAAAAAGAGCTGTCTAGCCTACTCATTCGTAGCTCGCGCACCTGATGGTGAAGAAGGTATGTTCATGACCAGCATCGACATATTCGTTGCTGAAAAACATCCTACACTAGGTATGTGGTTCGAGCTTCGTGAAATGGACAATGCCGGTAAGGTCACCAGAAACCAGATTCCTCTTTCTGAAGTTTGGTTAACTAACGCACAGATCAACATCTCTACAAATGGTATTAGCAATCCAACTAGAGTGAGATTCCCATCACCTATTTTTCTGTACAATAATGTGCAGTACGCTTTCGTCATGCACCCTGAGTCTTCAAATCCAAACTACTACCTCTGGATCTCTAGACTTGGTGAGAACGATATCAATACTAATACACCGGTAACTGCTCGCCCAATGGCTGGCACAATGTACACAACAAACAACAACCTTAACTGGGATATTGTTCCAGACGTTGACTTGACATGTATCGGTTATCGTGCAAACTTCACAACTGGTGTAACCGGGCAGGCCATTCTTGGTAATAAAGGTGTTGAGAAGCTAAAGGTTGCTAACGTATCTAACGAACTAACCAGATACGGGGAGTTCTTGACAACTGGTGATAAACTAACCATTACAGCAAACGGAACAATTGCAGTCACCGACCTTCTAATTGGTCAGACTTCAAATGCTAACTCAGCCGTTGTTGGTATCAGTGGCTCTGTCTACACCATGTCAAATACTAACTACACCACTGGTGAAACCGTAAAGGTTCAGTTTGCTAACGGAACTTCACGCAGCATCTCTGGCACCATCTCCGCATTGAAGAATGGGCGCGGGCAGTTGAGTAAGTACAAGACAAGCGCAAACTTGAACCTTACAACGCTAACATCTTCAAACGGTTACTTCGCACAGAATGACTATATCAGAAACACGACAACTGGTGACTATGCGACCATCACCAGCATCGATAACTTCCGTTATTCTGTAATCGACTTCGAACCAGGATTCTTGAACTTTGCCAAGACTTCTATCGGCTTTGAGATGCAGACTTATTCAAATACGGGTACAATCGGGTCATACTTCACAGTCAGCCCAAGTGAAAACTACTACTTCACATCTGAGCAGGCCCTGTACTCTAAGTCAAACGAAATTGCATCTCTGTCAAGTGACCGTTCAAACAAGGTCAAGGTATCAATGTCAACTCTGACAAATTACCTTTCACCTCTGGTTGACCTGTCAAGAACACACGCAGTTTATGTTGATAACATCATCAACAATGATGCGACTGGAGAAAATGGCGTGTCTGGTGGTTACCTAGCTAACAGATACATCTCTAAGGTTATCACTCTGGCTGAAGGGCAAGATGCTGAAGATATTAAGGTTATCTTGACAGCATACAGACCACCAACAACTGACGTTCGTGTATGGATTAAGATCCTTAACGGTGAAGATTCTGACACACTCGACAGCAGAAGCTGGATTGAATTGAACAAGGCCTCTGATGGTGATACTCTTTATTCATCAATCTCTAACCGCGATGACTTCAAAGAATATGAGTTTGGTTTCGCAACTTCATACTTGACAGGCACACAAGGGCAGGTGCAATATACAAACAGCCAGGGTATCGTACTGACTGGTTATAAATACTTCGCGATTAAAGTTGGCATTTTGTCACCTAACTCCGCTCTTGTTCCTAGAGTGGCTGACTTGAGAACTATCGCTCTACAAATCTAATATATGATACCTATGAGGTAATGTGATGAGTGAATTTAATTTTGACTTCGGTGATGGGCTTGTACCGGCCCATCACCATCCAAAAGGTGGTGGTATCGTAGCAGATAGTGCCATGGTTGATGAGACGGTCTATGTTGGGCCATATGCTATGATCTACGGTAATGCGAGAGTATATGGTGAGGCTAAGATCGATGGTTATGCCAGAATATATGAAGATGCTTTTGTATATGAGAATGTAAAGATATCTGGCGATGCTAGAGTATATGGTAAAGCAGCCATAAACGGAAATGCTAGAATCAGCGGTAGTGCTAAGGTATATGATAAAGCTAAGATCATGGATCAAGCGCAAGTTTTTGGTGAGGCCGAAGTTTACGGTAATGCTATTGTCAGAAACTCAGCAGAAGTCTACGAAGATGCGAGAGTATATGATAAGGCTGATATATCAGAGTATGAGAAGGTATATGCCACTTGTGTTTGCACTAAGAAACCTTTGACAGTATCTGGATTGCTACCTTCAACGGTGACGTTTACAGACCATCACATTACAGTTGGTTGTATCGTTCTACCACCTAGTTTATGGAAAAGCAAAGGGCTTATACTAATTCGATCTTTTGGTCATTCTAAAGAACTATCTAAGAAGTGGCTCAATTCTCTACTCAGCGTCTTAGATTTTTATGATTGTACTGACCGAGAAGAAGACTTGAAAGAGATTGATGAGAAAGACCTTATCAGGCGCATTCTGAGTGGTGATACACAAGACAGAATTATAGCAAGACGGAAAGTACATGGAACACAAAACTGACGTACCTGG